ATGAAACTCAACAAATCTACTGTTGATGCTATTCCATTAACTGAAAAAGGTCAAAAAATATATAGAGATGCAGAACTGATCGGTTTTGCTGTTCGGGTAACTAATAAAAGTAAAACCTATATTGTTGAAAGGAGGCATGAAGGTGAACTCTATCGAGTGACAATTGGCAAAACTACCGATATTCCTGCAACAAATGCTCGAGCAAAAGCTCAGATGATTCTGGCGAAAATTTCAAACAATGAATATGAAAAGCCTATCAAATTAAAGAAGGTTGCTAATCCTTTAGATATTACCGTGAATGAAGCTCTTCAAATTTATATTGATAGAAATGACTTTAGACCAAAAACAATTAGGCAGTACCGTAAGTATTTTGATTTATATTTGGGGTGGGGCAACAAAAAGCTTTTCCAGATATCTAAGCAAGAAGTACTGGATCGATTTATTGAGGTATCAGAAGTAAGTGAGTCGTCAGCAAATGGTGCTGTATCTCTTTTAGGTACCTTATGGAAGTATATTCATGTTCTTTATTCAACAGATGAGAACCCGATTCTTAAAAGTAATCCAGTTGACATTATTTCCGTAACAAGAGGTTGGAATAAAATAGAAAGTAGGGATAGACATCTCCATAAAGACATCATTCACAAATATTACAATGCAGTGCTTCATTATGAAGATGAGTTAAATCTGGAAAATACTGCTAGGTCTAACACGCATCGGGATATTGTATTGATGTGCATGTATACGGGATGCCGTAAACAGGAGGCATGTTGTTTAAAGTGGTCTGATGTAGATATTAAAAATGGTACCTTAACTTTTAGAGATACCAAAAATGGTTCAGATCATACTTTTCCTATTGGTGATCATCTACACAGTATTTTGCGTGAACGTTGGTTATTAAGAGAAAACGATTGGGTTTTCCCAGCTACTAAGATGCCTACTTCGTGGAATATGCATGCAACTAAGGTAGATACATTATTGAATAGAGTGGGTAAGGAAGTTGACTATTACGTTTCAATGCATGATTTCCGTCGTACATTTGCCACTATATGCAACCTTTTAAGATTTAATATTTATGTGACAAAAAGACTTCTTAATCACACGGCTAAACCAAGAATTGATGTGACAGGTGGTTATGTTCAAATTCCAGATGAGGAATTAAGAGCTTCAATGAACATGATTGAAGCGGTGTATCAAGGTAAGATTGATTGCTTTAATTACCAATCTGTATGGGCAGAAAGATTAAAAGAAATAAAGGCGGTCTAACCGCCTTAAACTGTTGCAAGCTGTGCTGTATTAAGCACAGTCTTGCTTTGCTCATACTTCAAAACGTCCTTCTTTTTATATGAAACACGTCTTCCAATTTTCGAGAAAGGCAGTGATGATTGATCACAACGCATTCTAGCTAATGTCCAAGGCGAGCAATCTAAATAAAGTGCCACAACCTCTTGAGGGAACTTCTGTTCTTCATTAGCCATTATGAAGCGATCCAAATATTCTTGTTGCTCTGCATCAGATAGATTTCTCAGATCTTTTAACATTTACTCCTCCTTACTTTCCGCTTTAACTTCTAATTGAGTACCCTCATAGGTGCCGTCACCCCCGCAATTCAGACAATGTGTATACATGCCTAAACCATCCCCATCAGGACAGAAGTTTTCAGGTAATGACCCGTCTAGAAATACAGTGCCGCCAATTGGCTTTGTGTGAATATGAGGGGCAAGGCCGTAATAGGGGAAAATGCATTCACCATTTCCATCATCACAAAAATCACATGTTTTAACTTTTACTTCACTCATCCATTAGCTCCTCAACTCATTACGTTCTTTCTTCAATTGACGCAAAAGGTTGTGAAGAGTAACGGTTACAGCTTTATCTAGACTTTTGGTTGAATGAAACTCTGCTAGTTGAGACAGTGCTAAACCAAAAATGTGATATGCAAAAACTTTTGCAGCTTCCGGATTGTTTTTGAGAAGCTCTTCAGTACTTGGACAAATGATTTTTTCAAAAATATGAACAGCTACCTGATCCGGAGTACCTTCAATACTGCTAGGGCTCAAATTAACTTCACCAATAACTTTGCTCATTGTTGAGAATCCTCACTTAAAATTTCCCATTCACCCCAATCGCCCAAATAACCAGATTTTGAAATGCTTGTTGTAATCACTTGACCATCATCACAAGTTACTTTCATTCGATTGGCATCTATGCGAACAGCTTTATAAACAACATCCATTTGTAAATTTGCTGGTAAAGGGCTGGGGCCATTTACAGACTTAATTCTTACTTCCATTTTTGAGCCCTCAAATATTCTTCTTTAGTCCACTCAACAAACTCTTTATAAAGCTGCTGAGCGGGTTTATTTAACCGGTTGTTGTAGTCTATTGTTATGCGGCGCCAAGCTACTGGTACGGCATAATGTTTCGTTAAAAGCATTGCTTGGTTTAACCCTTGCTGGACTATTACAAAGCCCAGCAAGTGCAAGTAATTAGTAAAACCAAGTAAGTGCTTGTTATTCACTTTCTTGAATTGGTCTTTCATTCTAGAAACCGTCTCCTAATAGAAAATCAGGCTCTGCTTCTGGTTGAGAAACTGCTGGATTTTCTAATTCATAGCGGCGTTTTCTTATATAGCCCATTAGCTTCGGTTGAATCTGCGGATCTCGTGCAGCCACGTCTATTTCCAAAGCATCTAGCGTTGTAAGGTCTGGTGCAGTTTGGATTAGAACCATTAAAGAGGGTGGCTCATTAGCAGATGCCTTTTCTTTTTCTAGCTCTTCAAGACGTTTGTGAGTGGCGAGAAGGATAGGCTTCATTTGTTCGTCATCCCATGTGCGGGTATAACGATAAACCGCATTTACTTCATCTGGTGTTTTTGAGTCTTTAACTCTTTGCAGCAGGGTATTAAGTTTATTTTGATATTCAGGATCTACTTTAGGCTCGTTAGTTTCTGGAACTAACAGATCTTCAGATGTGATGACATTTGTTTTTTCGGTAATAACAATTGTTGGTTGAGTTTCTGCAGAAATAACTTCACTAGGCTTTTCAGCTTTTGATTTTTTGCCTCTCTGTTTTTTAGGTTCCTCACCAAGACGAATAACACTTAAGTCATCATTAACTTCAAAACCTAACGCTTTGGACAGTGCTTTTAATTGAAGCTTGGCGTTTTCTGCATCACGTTGAACGAAGCCACTGTTAATAGAATCAATTAATGCGTTAGTTTTGAAATCTAAAACATAAACCGTAGGTGAATATGTACTGATTACATAAACTTCCTGACCCTCTTCATACTCATCAATAGTTAATGGCTTTGTGAATGTAATGCCAGCCAGCTCAATAGTTTCGATTTTGATGCAGAATTCAAAACCCGGTTTACCAAAAACAGAAGCGGGGAATTGATCTAAGTCAGAAAAGTCCAACATGTCTCCAATAGGACGACAAAGAACAGTTTTACCTTTTTGAAGAGCTGCAAATGCTTCAGCTGCAGTGATTAGATTATTCATGCTGTCATCCCCGTTTTAGCTAATGTTTCAATGTCTTGTTTAACTGCCTTAAGTTTTGCTGCTTCAATTTGAATAAGGGCATCGATACCTAAGTGCTCACATACTGTTTTTACGTCTAGGCCACGTTCAGCAATAAAGTTTTGAAGTTCGTCTCTTTGTTGATCTGAGATGCCGTTAAATTCAGGGGGACTAATCCAAGTGCCACGTTGTTTATCAAACGTGCAATTCAATGCTTTAGCTCTCATTAACATTGCTTGTCGCATGTTCTGGTAATACATGTGTTCTTTATCAAGCGACTCAGTTAATTGATTAAGGTCACCTGCATGCTCAGCTTCTTCACAGCTTTGTTTCCAGTTTTCTAGCTCTTCTTGGGCTTTAGCTGCTGCAAGTTGTGCAGGCGTTAAGGTGTTAATGTGATCTTTAGCTTGAGTAATCAGGTCAGCCAAGAAAGTAGGGTGTGCTTTAAGATCAGGTACCCATACTTCACCGGTTTCACCGCCTAAAGCACCTGAGTTTTTCGCATGATGTGTAGGCGAAGGTTTGAAATTAATAACGCGGGCATTTTTACCTTCACCAGTAGTAACAGTTGTTAGATAACCCATGACATCTGCGATACGGTAAAGCTCGTTACGGTTTTTACCACCTAGATCTGGGCGGTAAATAATTTGATCACCGTTTTGATCTTCTGATGCGTGTGCAATGAAAACAACATCTTTACCTAAACTGATCAAAGTATTGATGTATTGCTTGAACGTTTGGTTCGCTAATCCTTGAGCCTTTAACTTTAAAGAACCATCTTTTTGACGGTTATTTGCCGTAAGTAACAGGTGGGTTTTAATGCATTCAAGCATTGCACCCACGGTATCAATGACTACGGTTTTATATGGTGCTAAGTCCTGCGGAGTAAGGTTTGCAACATCACTCCATTGATGAACCTGTACAACTGCACCACGACGTAATTCACCAGTACGGTGAGCACCACGGTCAAAGTCAAAAGAAATTGCTTTTTCCGCAGTAAAGCCCATCGATGATTTACCTAAACCCGGATCAGCGTATAGGTACACAATAATTGCTTGAACCAATAAAGTTTGGTCAGCAGTAATAATCGGTAACGCCATTTTTCTTATCCTCATCTAGAGCCGGTGAAGCCGCGCTTAGTTTTATAAGCTTTGCGGTCATAAGTAGGGATGTTTGTTTCACGCAGTTTTATTGCGAGCTGCTTTCTGCGTTGGAAATCAATTTCTTGTGTGAGTTCATTCCAAACTTTTGGATAGTCAGTTTGGAACCTGAACACATTTAAAGGCGTCTTAAATCCGTCTTTAACTTTGTAAAGAACTGAGCCATTAGCATTAGATGCGTACACTTGCCAGCCGATGCGAACTGAATACAGCCCTTTATCATCACGACCTAAAAAAGACTTATAGCCGTCAGGGTGCTTTTTGAAATTAGACATGTTCAGCCTCCTTACATTCGCATGCACCAACAAAGGCATACGTAAGCGGGCTAGGAGCATCTACAGGTGAGACGTCCTTAATATTTAAAGGAATAATTTCTTTGCGATATTTAACTAAAACCACATCACCTTCACGGCAATCGACAATTCCTTCTTTTGAAGAAAAACGAGCAGATTTAGAAGATTGGGTTACTCTGCAAAATGAAACCTCATCACCAGCTTTGATTTTTGAACGGTCAACAGGAATCATCTTCTTGCAAGTAGGGCAGTTATAATCTTTCATTAGGCTGCCTCCAACCATTTATTACGGTCGATATAGCCCGCTAATAAAATATTTATGTTTTTATGGTCGTCATGATTGGTGAAATCATTCCAAGGTTTGCCGCTTAAGTCAGTTACTGACTCAATAGCAAGGTTAGTAATTTCAGCCGCTGTAAAATCAGATCCAGCTACACCATAGCTATCAGCTACACCGTCAAAATCGAAGCTCACGTTTAATTTGAAGCCGTCAATGCGGATAACTGCTTCACCAGATTTTTCTCCAGTTTTCTTAACAGCCAGAAGTTCATATTCAGAAGCAACGACTTGCTCGCTTTCATATGAGTAATTAGAAGGGACGCTAGAATTAGCAGTTCGATATTCACAAGAACTCAAGGCTACAAGTACAGCAATTGCTGTAACTCCAGTTACCTTATGCTTGTTTGAAAAGGTTTTTACGTTCATAATTGATCTCTCAGTTTTGCAAAAGCACATCGGACCTGGGGAGGGGCGGTGTGCTTTTTTTGTTGTCTGTGAGATAGATATTAGGTAAACCTAATTATTAAGTCAATAGGTATTCCTAATAAAATTAGAAATACCTAATTTTTGTGCTTTAATAGACAAAAGAAAACCCACACGGGGTGGGTTGGGTGAGAAGGGTAGTGTTTGATTTTTATTTATTGCTCATTACTTTGCTTCTGGCCTCTCTCGCCTCTTTACGAGCCTTAAGGGTTTTCTCAAGCATAGATATTTCTTTTAAATCACTCCATGCCAAAAAGAAACTTAATATTGAGGTTAAGCCTACAGATAAGACTAATGCTAAAAGATGCTGATTTGATAGTAAATTCAATTCATTGAAAACATACATTCCAAAAACAATCACTATAAATAAAATGGCAACATATAGTGATGATTTGCTCCTTATATCCACAGTAGACGTGAGGCGATCCCGCTCTGATTGATTTAAACCATCAAGCTTCAATGCATCGAGCATACCTTTGTAGGCTAGATAAATTTGACTTAACGGTAATAACAAAACAAAGGAAAATTGAACCAAGTTGATATTTACATCAAGGGCAAGAAATTTAAAAGTAACTGAAAAAATGACAAATAGAGCTACTAACACTAATGCAATAAATTTAGCGTTGTTGTAAAACGGCAAGTAGCGTTTAGCCATGATTAATCACCAAAATTAATATTGGTAGTCATCCAATTGTACAATTGAACTTTAAGGCCGTCGTTATAAAACTTTATTATTGATTGTTTCAACAGATATTTTTCCACTCATCTTTAAGTTATCCGCTGTGACCTTAGTACCATCTTCAAGAGTTATAACATAATCATCATTATGTCTCATAGATGATGCAACAGTATCAATTACTTTTTGCCCGCTTTTGGATGTTTTTCGATTATAGGTGAGTGTTAATTTAAGCTTTAAATTAGCGTCATCAAGGCCATCTTCAAGTTTTAAATCATCCAAATCGACACCAAATGCAGTTTTTAAAACATCAACCACATTTTCTTCGATTTTGTAATCAATCTTAGCTGGTACGTTCGACTCTATTTTGTGAATCGGTTGCAATTCTGTTGATCCAATTCCAGATGAGATTGAGATGGTCTTGGCTGGCGTTGATTCCAATTTTTCTTTAATTGCCGGGTTCGGAGCATCTTTTAAGATTAAGGCACTATTCGCTGGTAAGGCTTTAGCTGCTTCACCCAAAAGCCAACCTAAATAAGACTCAAGAGTTCTTGCTGTTAATGATCTGGATTGAATAATTGCAACATGATTATCAATCACTCCAAAATATAAAACACTATCAATAAATTCTTTGCGCACTACTTCAACAGATTCATCCTCATCATCAGGTAAATCTTCCGTTAAGTAAGTTTTGATTGGGAATTCGGTAGCACTATCATTGTCTATTTTTAAAACAGCTTGAGCTTTACCAGACTCCACTATGATTAGCTCTCCAAAGAACATACTTTGATGTGAACTTGCGTGATTTATAAGGATAAAATCATCTTTAGTAGCCGATACAAATTGCTGCCTATTAATAGCTTTATGATAAAAAGAGTCTTTATCTAATAGTTGGGCTTTAAGTAAGTTTCCAAGGTTCGCGCCTTTTAGAAAGTCTACTTTTTTGTAGTGTACGGTTTTGTCTTTTACAACTGTCTTACTCATTATTTTCCCCACCCGATCTGTTGTAAAGACTGTGTCGGGTTCACAGTTTATTAATCTTTTGTGTTATTAATTTTCTGTCCTAGCTTTCCTTCTTTTACCAACTGCACGACCTGCTCATTAGTAAGCACAGGAATAAAGACTTTGTCGCCAATATCTTTAGAAAGAATCTTTACTTCTTCGGCTGTTAGCACCAAAGCTTCACCATGTTTCGCAGCATCATTGATGCGAGCAATAATCTGGTTGATTGGTAGTTTAGAGTTGTCCATAAGTCTTCCTGTGATTAATGCGAATAAGGATGTTCTTGTCTGTGCTGACTTGGCGGCACGATATCTGTAATAGCGGTAATACTTTCAACCTCGTCCATTTCAAAGAAAAATCGCTCACCACCATTCACAGAAAGCAAACTTAAAACCCCACCATTGATGCCGACAAATTCTTTAATTGTGCATCTTCCATCCTTCAAGCACACCTGAACAAACTCATTCGGCACAAGCTCTGCATCAGGGTCGCATACAACATACCAGCCATTACGAATTGCTGGAAACATTGAGTCGCCAGTGCCTTTAATGCCATAGGCTCTTGGTCCTGCTGAGTGAGTTGGAAACATAACCCATCTCCAGCATTGCCTTCATAACCCATAATCTGTGAAATAGCCATCCATGCCCATCTTGGAGTAAGCCTTAACAGGAACCCAACGCTTAGATGATGGGATAAACGGTTTTTCGATAATTGTTGAAAATAAAAGAGCTTCATCACTATCACTAATGTTGTATTTCTTTTTGAACTCTTCGATATCCAGTTGTTTAAATTTATCTCTCGTGCTTGATTGAAATCTCTCCCGTGCCAGATGCAAGCCATGAAGGATTTACATTCAAAAATTTTGAGGCACGTAATAAATTTTCACCTTCCATTGTTTTGGATTTTCCAGACAGCCAATCACTCACAGAAGGAGGTTTAACTCCTACTGCACGAGCAAGCTCAACACCTTTAATCTTTTTAGGTGGCAAAACTTCCATGGCATACCTAAGTCGTTCAGCAAGAGTATTCATACAACTATCCTCAGAATGTTAGGAAATCCTAACATAAATAAAATTAGGTATTCCTTATTGATTTAATATAAGGAATGCCTAATAATTAAAGAAAAATTAGGAGCACGTTATGAATGACGCACAACTTATAGACAAGCTAGGTGGTGTCACAGCGGTAGCAAGACTTCTGGGGATTGCTCCGTCATCAGTTAGTGGATGGAAAGCTATCCCCCTTGAATAGAAAAATCAGGCTAGCAGTTATTGCTGAAGATCTTGGTTTAACAACGCGAAAAGAGCTTTTCCCTGATAACTATCAAGATATTTGGATTGAACTTCGTCCCCAGACGACAAAAAGCAAAAACCTTGGATCATTAACCGCTTTAGGAACTAAACCATGAGCAAAGTATCAAATGAATTGCCTGCAAGCGCTTAGCAATAACGAATCGCTCATATTGCAAGCACTTAACGCTAGCAATCAAAGACAAGTAGCAGAGATGATAAATGTCGATGCAAGCATCCTTTCACGGATGAAAACAGAAAAGAAATCAAATGGATGGACTGAGATTGAGTTTATTAGCTTTTTGTTGACAGCCATTGGTTTTGAAGGTTGTGCAAGAAAGTGATGTGTATTGCTCACCTGAAATTGCAGAAGCAACGCGAGTCTATTTAGCACATGCATTCACTTCACCTGAATACATGCGGATTTTTATTCAAATAAAAAACCACTACCTGCTGTAACAGGAGTGGTTAGGCATTCAATTGAGGTGGATCAAATGAACACGAATAATCTATCAAATCAAGAACAAATAATCCAGAGCTGGTTTGAACCGGCTCTCCACACACTTAAAGCATTAATCAAAAAAGTGTGAAGAAAAACCTAGAGCGAATCAAAGCTGATACTAAAAAATGCAGCTGTAAAGCGAGATGAATTTTAAAGAGGTTTTAGTGCGTCAGCATCGTATTACGTACAACCATGCTGAGGAAATTATTAGTAGCCTTAGCCGTGCTGATCGTATTCGCTTCTTGGTAGCACATACATTCAGATTAAAAGAAGGCGGTGAAGCATGAATAAAATTTTATTTGGTGATTGCCGCGCATTGATGAAACAAATGATTGAGGAAGGGCTAAAAGCTCAAACATGCGTAACTTCACCACCATATTTTGGTTTACGTGATTACGGTGTTGATGGTCAATTAGGCTTAGAAAATACCGTTGATGAATACGTTCAAAACATGGTTGAAGTTTTTCGTTTAGTGCGAGAGCTGCTCCATGAAGATGGCACACTTTGGCTAAACCTTTGGTGACAGTTATGCGGGTTTCTGGTCGGGGCATGACACGTACAGGTTTAAACGACGGTAAGAATCCAAAAACTAAAGGACTAGTTCTTCCTAAGCAAAATGCAGCCCAATCAAATTTAAAGCCGAAAGATCTAATTGGTATTCCATGGAAAGTAGCTTTTGCTCTACAAGCTGATGGTTGGTATTTGCGCCAAGATATTATCTGGCATAAACCGAACCCAATGCCTGAAAGTATTACTGATCGTTGTACCAAAGCACATGAGTATATTTTCTTATTCAGTAAATCACGTAGATATTATTTTGACCACGTAGCAATTAAAGAACCGGTTGCAGAAAGCTCAATCAAAAGACTTTCCCAAAATCTTGATCAACAACATGGCAGTACTCGTGCCGTGATGAAACATAACGGTCCAATGAAAGCCGTTTACTCGAGATCTTCGCGCGATAGTTTTAAACGCAAAAATAGTAAGAGAGCTGCTGTTATTCCAAATCAAGCATATGGAACTCATAGATCAGAAAGATCAGAAAGCGAGTATGACTTACTTACTCGTAATAAGCGCAGTGTTTGGCAAGTTTCTACAAAGCCATACAAGGGTGCTCATTTCGCAACATTTCCAATGGACTTAATCGAGCCATGTGTATTAGCAGGATCTCGAGTCAATGATGTTGTATTTGACCCATTCATGGGATCCGGAACAAACAGCAGCTGTAGCACTAATGCATAACCGTAATTATTTAGGGTGTGAATTGAATCCTCAATATTACGAATTGCAGCAAGAACGCTTTGAGAAAAGTATTAAAAGAGAGGGCCGCATGAACTATTACCAACACCATATTGGTGACTTCAACAATGCGACTCGCCACCTCAGTTTAATTGAGCGTGCGATTTACCGCGACTTATTAGATATGTATTACGACACAGAAAAGGCGATTGATGCATCAAGCATTGATCGTCTAGCACGTCGTTTGCAATGTACTACCGAAGAGCAAAAAGAAGCTCTCAAATATGTACTTGATGAGTTTTTCATTCTTGAAGAAGGTGTTTATCGCAATAATCGTTGTGAACGAGAAATTGCTGAATATCACGGGAAAAAGAAACAAGCGAGTGAGGCTGGTAAGGCGTCTGCTGCAAAACGTGCAGCGAAAAAGAAAGGCTCGTCCAACAGTGATTCATCAAAAGATGATCAAGCGTCTAACGAAAATTCAACGGTCGTTGAAAATCCGTTAAACGAAGAACAAACGGATGTGCAACCAACCAATAACCATAAACCATTAACCATAAACCAAGAACCAATTATTGATAGTAGTAGTAATACGCGTGGAGAAAATTCGCAATTAACTCCAATTCAATTTGCTCAGTATCAGATCGATGATCACAAACGCTATTCAATGCGTGAATTCATTTCTGAATACAGCGAGTTTCAATACGATTTCATTTCACTTGCTCAACAAAGATTTGTTTCGGTACCTGAAATCGACTTGAGAACCATGATTCAAAATTTCGGTGACTGGTACTTTGCAAACGAATCAAGTTCGTTGAATACACCAAGCATCTGGTTGGTTAAGTGGTTCTCTTGGGTTCAAAACAACGAGAAACAAGTCGCTGCTAACCGCAAGAAACAAGAGCAAATCAATTCAGCTGGTCAAAAACCACAAGAGTCGGGTTACTTCGCTAATCTTTTTGAAGAACAGAGCGAATCTCAAATCGTGGATGTAACCCCCAGCAAAAAAGTTTCCAATGATTTGAGGAGGTAGGTCATGCATGAGATTACCTTGAACGAAGTGCGTCAATTAATCGCTTCTCTTCGCACTGTTTACGCTGCTCAGTTCAATAAGCAATTTCCAGCAACAGGCGAAAGTGCAATTCCTCTGTCAGTGGGTTGAGCAAATCGCACTTAAAACACTGGTTGGCGTTCAACAAAACCAATTTAACAACGCACTTGCTCGATTACTTACAGCAGGGTGGACGTTTTTATGCCGTCATTTGCTGAGTTTCGCACCTGGTGTATTGTATTGCATTGAGTCTCATGGCTCAAGGCCAAGAAGTGGTTCTTGTCGATAATTTGGCTAACTCGACCTTGCAAACGCTTGAGCGGTTAGAATACATCTCTGGTATGTACGTTCCGTTTGTTAAACTTGATGTACGTAACACGCCTGCATTGAACAAAGTATTTGAACAGTACTCAATTGATGCAGTCATTCATACGGCTGGTTTTAAATCTATTGAAGAGTCTAATTTAAAACCGCTTGAATATTATAATGATAATGTCAGTTGTATTATGAGCCTATTGCGTGCAATGCAACGTACAGGCGTCCGTCATTTTATTCATTTATCTAGTTTGGCAGTCTATGGAAAATCTGGTTCACAGTTAAGTGAAACAGATGATTTCAACTATGCTTATCCTAACCCTTATATTAAGTCGCAACAGATGATTGAAGAAATCATCCGTGATACTTACAAAATTGATCATGAATGGAAAATTGCAATTTTACGTCTATCAAATATTGTAGGTGCTTTTGAGCATGGTGTATTAGGCGAGTATGTAGCACAGCTCCCTAAAAATATTGTACCGCTTGCCATGCAAGTTGCAGCGATGCAACGTGATTTAATTGGAGTTACAGGATCAGTCTTCTACCGAAGACCATACCGTAGAACGTAGCTTTTTACATGTATTAGATGTATGTGAGGCAGTAAGCTCAACTTTACATTGGTTACGTGATCAAACCCATTGCTGTGAAGCTTTTAATATTGCCCATGAGCAAGTGCATTCGATTCGTCAATTATTAGATGAAATTTCACAGGTTACCCAAGCCGAAATTCCGACACAATCTGCGATTTATAAGCATGAAGAGTTAGCGCAGATTGGTGCAAATATAGGAAAAGCAAAAACTTTATTACAATGGGTACCTAAGCGAACTTTAAAACAAATGATTGAAGATGAATGGAGATTTTATCAAAATACATTAAATGGAAGATGAGATAATGATTCTTATTTACAATAATGGAATGCTTGAGTACGATACTAAAATTAACTAGCCAAAGCATAAATTGCTTCAGCCCGTGAGTTCTTTAACCAGATAACCGAGGTTTCTATGCAAACACGAATTGAACATGACACAATGGGTGAGATTGAAGTTCCGAATGAAGCGCTGTGGGGTGCACAAACCCAACGTAGCTTACAGAACTTTAAAATCGGGCAGGAGCGTTTACCCCGTGCCATGATTCGAGCGATGGGCTTGGTAAAAAAAGCAGCGGCAATAACCAATGCAGAGTTAGGCCAGTTACCACAAGATTTGAGCCAATATATTGTGGGGGCAGCCGAGGAAGTGATTGCAGGGAAATGGGACTCTCAGTTTCCACTCGTGGTTTGGCAAACAGGTTCAGGTACGCAAAGTAATATGAACTGTAATGAGGTGATTGCAAATATTGCAAATCAAAAGCTAGGCCAAGCGCTCGGAGCACAAAAGCCGGTACATCCAAACGATCATGTTAACCGCGCACAATCTACTAATGACTCATTCCCAACGGCTATTCATGTTGCGGCAAGTTTGCAAATTAATGAATTACTGATCCCTGCTGTAGAACAGCTTAAAGCGACTTTGCAAAAAAAGTCGGACGAATTTCAAGATATTGTTAAAATTGGTCGTACCCATTTACAAGATGCGACGCCACTGACACTTGGTCAAGAGTTTAGCGGTTATGTTTCTCAGCTCGAGCATGGTTTAGTACGTTTACAACAAGCTTTAAGTGGTCTATATGAGTTGCCATTAGGTGGTACGGCGGTAGGAACTGGGTTAAATGCTCATCCTGACTATGCTGTTAAGGCAGCAGCTCAGCTTGCAGCTTTAACGGGTTTGCCATTTGTTACGGCTCCTAATAAATTTGAAGCACTTGCAGGACGTGATGCTGCTGTTTTTGCATCAGGTGCATTAAAAACACTAGCGGTAAGCTTAAACAAGATTGCCAATGATATTCGTTGGTTAGCAAGTGGTCCACGTTGCGGCTTCGGCGAAATCCGTATTCCTGAAAATGAACCTGGTTCAAGTATCATGCCAGGTAAAGTGAACCCGACTCAAAGTGAAGCCATGACCATGGTTGTTGCTCAAGTACTTGGCAACGATACCACTATTAATGTCGCTGGTGCTTCTGGTAACTTCGAGCTCAATGTATTTATGCCAGTGATTGCTTATAACTTACTGCAATCTATTCAGTTGCTTGGTGATGCATGTAATAGTTTTAATGATCACTGTGCAGTAGGGATCGAGCCAAATCGTGAGAAAATTGATCATTTCTTGCATAATTCTCTTATGTTAGTTACGGCATTAAATCCGGTTATTGGTTATGAAAACTCTGCAAAAGTGGCGAAAACTGCTTATAAAGAGAATAAAACTTTAAAACAAGTTGCTGTAGAGCTAGGACTTGTTACAGCAGAGCAATTTGATGAAGTGGTTAAACCTGAAAAAATGGTTTCGCCAAATAGTAAATAAGCGATTTAACAATAGCCATCAGCAGTATATTTTGTAGCGATTTTACAAACTCTTAACTACTGATGGCTATTATGCTTAAGATGTTAAAGTTAGGGCCATTCATTTACCCTAAGTTATTTATTAATAATAAGAGCTATACCAATAGATCTTCTATATATTCCCAGCCATTAGCTTTCATCTCTTCAAACTTTCTTTTTAATTCTTCTTTTGTATATTCATGTGAGTCTTTAGCTAAAAGAATATGATAAGAATTAGATGCTGGATCTATAGTGACCTCATTAATTTCTACTGGCTGAATCACACCATTTTCGGTCAAACCAAGATCAGTAAAGCACATTCCTTTTACCGGAATAACACTGCATTCATACTCTTTAGAAATAAAATAATTATTTGAATAAGTTGAATAGGTACGTGAAGCGCGAATCTTCAT